CTAGCGAGCTTTTTAGGGTCTTTCTTTTTACCCTTGACACCTTCTGATGCCATCTTTGCTGCTGTGTTTTGAGGGATACCTACACGCTTGGCAACTTCAGCGGAGTGCGCTGCGGACTCAAAAAGTTTATGTTGCTGTAATGTGTAGGGCATATAGTTATCCTAAGAATAAAAAAAGGCCACGTTTTAAGTGACCTTAAACTTCACGGAGATGAAGTAATGTAAGAATGGAACGAATAAACGCACCTCTGCTTACTGTTTAAGATATTACCACATTTTTTACTTTTTGGGAACCCCCTAAATAAAATATATTATTTAGCTTTATATCCTATGCGATTTAATTGATAACCAATCTCTTTTGCTATGTCATCACGCTTACCAATGGCAGCAAAGGCAGGGATTCTGCTAAAGCCACCTGACTCTCTGTGAAAGTATATCTTTTTAATAATAGGATATGCTACGCCTTCAATAAAGATGTTGCATTCTAGTACATTTTTAATCTCATCGTTAATGTCAGTCATCAGTATAAGTTCTTTTCTTTTAACTTACGTTGTAGCATCATTAGCGCATTGTCATAGTAATACTCTAGCACTCTGGTATCCATCATCGACTTTTGGTCAAGGAATATAATATATATAGCGTTTTTTTGCATTATAGGCAAATCATCAATAGCTTGATCTACAGTTTTAGCTGATGAATAATCTAAATCATCTTCTAAATCTTCAAAAGAACTAATGCCTCCAGACATAAATCCAGTTGCTTTTGTTTTAAAGCCTAATTTATTATTGTCTGATTTCATATAATCACGCCATAAATCAAGATAATAACTGACTCGTCCTAAATCCATTATTCATCCTCTAGTTTAATTTTAAATTCAATAAATCCATCATTTTTATCAGGCCATTCACCTTGAAAACTAAACCATTGACGATATTCTTTTATAGGTGATTTAGGATATCTTTCTAAAATTTCATAACCATCTGCCCAAGCATGAATAAATTTTGCAAATACATGTGGTTTCATACAAAACTTTCATATTGATTTAATATTTCACCTACGTTTTCATGCTCAACTAATACAACTACGCATTTACCGCCTTTAAGTATTGGTCGTCTTACCAACCATATAAAATCTATTTGCTCATCATCTTCAAATACTCCAGCTTCCATTAAAGCGTCTGTTGTTTGTTTTTCATAGTTTCCAATATCACGACGACGTCGATCAGGTGGATATAATGCAATAAACATTGCTAATCTTCCATGTATTTTAGCTTTAGCATCAACTACAATATCTTGAACTTGCTGCCTAAATAATTTTGTTGGTTTAGACATAAACTTACGTCCATTACCATAATGATGACTATGATTTGTACTTGGAGGCCAAGGAAGCGTTAATGTAATCATTTAACCACCAGCATATTATGCTCAATAAAATGTCTAATAGTCAGCCTGTGCGCTAACTCCCATATTTCTCTACGTCCTTCTTTGCTTAAGTCTTTACCATTGTCTAATTCATGGTGGCATTTACTGCATAGACTAGCTACCATAGCATCACTTGCCTTAATTCCTGTACCTTTACCATCACGCTGCTGATTACTATGTGCTGCACATACCGTGCCGTCTGACCTTCCACATGATTGACATGGTATTTCACGGCATAATTCTAATAATTTTTTATTGCGATAGTTTGCCATTGTCCCAATCCATTAAATATTGCTTATATTGATTTATTGAATTACCTAACACAGTACATGGTCCTTTAAAATTTACTTTAAAAAATTTATCTACAATCATACCATTATCTGTATTACCCCATACAATCAATACTGTAAAACTAGGATTTTTAGATAAAAATCTTAATAATAATTCTTGACCATACATTGGCTTTTCATTTGGTCCACGTTTCCATTCACATATTAAAAATCTATTACCTGATCTTAATATCATATCAATATCACTAGGTGATTTAGTGCCAAACAATCCTTTTAGTTCAGTAAAATCAATATGTGCTGCATTAGGATTACGCATCATAATAATCAATCTTGTAAATAAATACCGCGTTCTGCAGCAAAATGTTCAACTCTATTCATAAAATCATTTAATTCATCTACAGTTAAATCAGCAGTACCACGCAAACTGTAAATAGTTTTACCATTACTTTGAACTTCATTGTATCCAAGCCATCTATCTTTCATAACAATTTTCCACCACATAGCATGATGTAATAAACCATCTGCAGCTTTAATTTTTTCAGATATAGCTTGAAATAATAAATGTAAACGATTATTTTGTGGTAATGATCGTCTTGGAACGCTTCCGCAATACTGACATTGTTTCTTTTGGTTTTTGTTTTGTTGGCACATGTGGAGTAACCTCTTTATAAATTACATCTTCATATTTTAATAACCATTTTTTACTTTTATGTAACTTACCATCACTAGTAGTTACTTTCCATTCAGCATCACCAAACTGTTTGTAAAACTCTGTGTCCTCAAAGCTCATACAATATCCCTATAAGATAAGCCATGTTTAATAGTATAAATAGAACATAGGCTTCGATTGTAATTAAGTGCTATAACCTTAACAGGAACATTGTTGTTAAGCAAATGTTTTATTTCACGCACTTTTTCTAAAGATAATGTAACTGGTTTAGGTACGTTAATATTTTTAACAAACATAGGAACTTTATCCATTTTTATTCCTTAATGCTTGTTCAATAGCACGAATAAAGTCAATTATAAATCCATGAGGTTGTGGATTTATGTTTGCTTGAAAATACATATCAATAATCTCATCATCCGTTAATCCTTGCCATTGATGAGGGTGAGTGTAGAGTTTATCTCCATCTTTAGGCATATTACTTGATGGAAAAATTGAACCCATAACTGCTCCTTCATGCCATGACACTACGCCTACAGGTTCTTGCGCTTGCTTATCAGCCCATCGTGCTATTTCTTTACCTCTTTCAAAAAACTCTTTGCCTTCTGGTTGTTCTAGTGCTTCTTTGTCAATCCACTTACGTTCAAATTGTTGAATAGTAGCAACAGGTTCTTGTGCTGGTTGTGGTTGTGGTGAGCTGACTGATAGCTTTCCTTGATTATTTAACGCATTTTTCAAGGCATCATTATTCATTTGAGATATAGCCATTACTGGTTGTTCTTCACAATAGCAAGCCCCATGACCTCCACATGATTTATTTCCACATTCTCCAAATGCTGGTTGTTCTAGTGCTTCTTCACAGGCATTGATTGCACCTTTCACCCATGCAGTTTCATATACTCTGTCGTTGTTTAAACAATTTAAAACTTTTAATGCTTTGTGTATTGCTTCGTCTTTATTCAAAATACCATCCCCTTACATCGCATCTGTTTTTAATCACCATCAATCTTAATTTACGAATTACTTTTGTTATCTTTAATGCTTCGTTTTTAGTCATAATAAACATTCTCCACATTGTTCAAATAATTCATCTAATGTTAGCTTTGGTTCAACAATCTCAATTGCGCCTTCAGCAGCATAATCAAAATATCTAACAGGTTGACCATCATCATCAAGTAATACCCACATTACAAGCTCCTGTAATACGCATGTTCGTTAATGTATGTGGCTTTGTTGTAATCGTATATCAAATCAGCCATTCCTGGATGCCCTGTGCTGTTAAAACGTACCTTTTGTATATGCACCTGTGTTTCCTGTGGATTATTCGCTACATCACGCCAAATTGCAATACAATTATCTGCTTTGTTATACCAATGAGCACTACCGCTAATATCATAAGGACGCGGCACTGGATAATTACCATCTTTATCTTTTTGCATTTTCATTGGATGAGCAACTAAAAACAAATGACATTTAAATTCTCTTGCTGCACGTCTTAATTCTGTTAAAATGCGAGATATATATTCAGTTTCATTTAATCCTGGTGGTCTGTAATGGTCCATTTCATTCCAAGGATCAATAACCATAGCTCTTGGTTGCGCAATTGATTGTTCTAACCATGGTAAAGCTTCATTAATAATATGCATTGGAGTGAATTCAGTTTCACTTGGTTTAATAAAAGCAAAGTTTTTATTCATTTGCTCTAAACCAGTTAACATTTCATTATGAGACATACGTCGATCACCAAAAAATGGTTTATGCATATATTTTTCAATAATCTTTTTTGCATGCATTTCCAAAGGATGATTTTCTGGACTAAACATTGCAATACGATAATTATGTTTAATAGCAAGATTAACACAAAGTGCATCTAACCATTCCGACTTACCATGCGAGGGCATGCCTGTAACCACGGTAAATTCGCCATGTTTTACAGTAAAAAATTCATCAACATTATCCCAACCTGTAGTATGACCACGTGCTATTCCATCTTCATAAAGATTATTAACTTCTATAACTAAAGCTTTTGGATTAACAATCATAGTGCCACCTGATTTGGTTTAATGTTAGGTATATTAGCCCAATTATTTCTAATTGCATTCATTAATGCAGCATCCCAATCTACATATTGATAACCTTTGGATTGTGCAGCTAATACAAAATTATCAAAATGTTTTTTAAGATTATAGTATTTATGTTCTAAAGCCCAATCAATTACTCTTTGACTAATTTCAAAGTTTTCAGGGACTGAAGTCTTTTGTTTCTTGTTTATTGTTTTCTGTTTCTTGTTTCCCATTGGCCCTTGATTAGGGGCGTCATAGCCACCCTTTAGCCACCTCATAGCGGCCCCACGCTTACCAGCTTCGCTAAATCCTTGATACCTAATGATTTCTTCATCTGCTCTATGATTGATCCAACCGTCATCAGAAAGGTCAAAAAATTCATGCAAAACAGCCTGTACCTGCTTGGTATATCCATTAAGCAATAATAGTCTAGTTAATTTAGGTATATCATTAGGAATTGGCTGCTCATGAAGATAATAAAAATCCAATAATCGACGATAACAAATATCTTCAATTGGAGTTAAATGTTTAGTGTGACTTTGATAATCACCTATATTGAATTGATAATAATGCATAAAAACCTTAAAAAAAAAGGTCTCACCTGGACTCTCGCTTTGTTTTAAGAAGCGTTGGAGGAACGGCTAGTACCGTCAGAGCCCATGTGAAACCTTACTAGAAAAACTCTTGCCTCCATGCAATTGCTAGAAACTATATCACAATAATTTAAAAAAGTATCACCCATAAAAATATTTATTTAAATTGTTTACATAGTTCCAAATTAGGAGTAATATTAACTTGTTTTTAACAGAAAGGAAATTTATGCTTGAAAATACATTAAAAGAACGTGGCAGCAATTATGGTACTTTTGATAGCAATGCTAATACATGTCAATCTATTAAAGAGTTAATGCGTAGACACTCTTCATGGGTAAATATGGCACCATATCAAATGGAGTCGTTAGATATGATTGCTCATAAATTAGCTCGTATTCTTAATGGTGATCCATATTATATTGATTCATGGCATGACATTGCTGGTTATGCTACTTTAGTAGAAAATATACTTAAAGGAGAGCAACGTGATCTTTCATAATAATGTAGAAAATATACGTAATGAATTTAAATTAATGTTGCAGCAAGAACAATATACATCTGATAAAACAGGCGTTAAAACACTGGAAATTGTAAATGCTTCATTTATTGCAAATGATAATGTTATTTTTGGTACTCCAAATCAAGATTATATTGCTAGAGAATTAATTTGGTATAAATCTCAATCATTAAATGTAAATGATATTGTTGGCGGCGCACCTGAAATTTGGAAACAAATTGCAGATAAAGATGGCAATATTAATTCTAATTATGGTTGGTGTATTTATTCTAAAGAAAATAATAATCAATTTTTAAATACTATAAATGAATTACTTAGCAATCCTAATTCTAGGCGTGCAATTATGATTTATAACCGTCCTAGCATGCATAATGATTACAACCAAAACGGTATGTCTGACTTTATTTGCACTAATGCAGTTCAATATTTAATTCGTGATAATCATGTAGATGCTTTAGTTTATATGAGATCAAATGATGCTGTTTATGGTTATAAAAATGATTACGCATGGCAACGTTTTGTTCTTGCTGATGTTGTAGATACATTAAATACGCCAGGTCATACTTATAATATTGGTAAGATTTTTTGGAATGTGGCATCATTGCATGTTTATGAGCGTCACTTTAAATTTATATTATGAAATGGCACAATAGATATTTAGCAATAGCTAAAGAAGTTGCTAGTTGGTCTAAAGATCCTAATACTCAAGTAGGTGCTATTATAGTTGGCAGCAAAGGTCAAATACTATCTCAAGGATATAATGGTTTTCCACGAGGAATATTAGATGACTCAGATCGATTAAATGTAAGAGAAGTTAAACTTTCATTAATGGTTCATGCTGAAATGAATGCTATTTTTAACGCTACTTATTCTGGTGTATGTTTAGATAATGCAATTTTATATGTATATGGATTGCCTATTTGCAGCGAATGTGCTAAAGGTATTATTCAAGTAGGTATATCTAAAATAGTGATACCTGAACAATCTATTATGTTAAGACAAGAATGGATGGAGTCTTGGTATCGTTCTAATAAAATGTTTGATGAAGCTAATATAAAGGTAGAAATATTATGAGTAGAAATTGGGTAATGGATATTGAAATTATGCACACTAAATATGGTGTAAATAATAAAGTAAAAGAATTTGATGCAAACAAACTTGCTGCATTTTTAGAATTTAGAATTAATTTTTTAAAAGAAGAATTAACTGAATTACAAAATGCTCAATCAGGTGATGATGCAGTAGATGCATTAATTGATCTTTGTGTTGTTGCTATTGGCACTTTAGATAGTATGGGCGTGGATGCATACAAAGCATGGGAAGCAGTATTAACTGCAAATCTTGCAAAAGAAGTAGGTATTAAAGCAACTAGACCTAATCCATTGGGATTACCTGATCTTATTAAGCCAGAAGGATGGAAATCACCATCACACGCAGATAATATTGGTTTATTTGCAAAAATATTTTAAAAAAGTGTTTACAATGCTCCATTAGTGGAATAATATTACTACATCAACAACGCAAACGGAGATGTAAAATGTTAGACAATCTTACAATATTAGCTTTAGGCGGTGCAGCAGTTTGTGCAATATTTGCAATTTTAGGCGCTATTGCAGAATGGAAGGGATGGAAATGAGTGATTATTACGAATATTATATGAATAATCCACATGAAATACCAGGAAATGATGATATGAACAACCCTTATGAATGGATTGAAGAAGAAGTAGAAGAAGCTGCTGATGACGGTCAATTTGTTTATGACCTATTAGCTGATGAATATGTAGACTTTGAAGTAACTAAAAGTGTATTGCGAGCTATGTTTAAATCTTATGTAACTCGTATGCACGCTACTAAACAAGAAAAAAGAGATGAAGCTGATAAAGACTTGTTGATTTTTTCTAAAGGTCTTATGGCTGCAATGTATGAAGCTACTAACGATATTGTTATTAATAGGAGAGCATAATGCACACTTTAATGTTAAGCAAAGAAGAACAAGATATTTTAGACAAAGTAGACTTTGATAAAACTATGGAAAAGCACGCAGACCGATTTTATGATTTTATTCGTGGTGAAAAAGGTTGGACTGTTATGGATTTAGAATCAATGTTTGTATTAGAGCATTTAACTGATGACGAAATTAGTTGGAGCTAATAATATGTGTGAACAACAATATCAAAAAGAAGTAATGGATCAATTAAAACAGCAGCAAGAAAATAAATTTAATATTAAACCATCAGATATGATAAAATTCCATGGTTGGAATACGAAAGGTAAAAATGAGTCAAAATCTGTACAGCGTTGAAGAAGTTGCAGCGCAATTAGGAAAGTCTACTAGATGGATACGTAAATTATGTATTACTGGTAAATTAAAAGCAATTAAAGTTGCAAATGCTTGGGTTATTTTGGAGAATGTAAAATGATTACACATTTAAATTTAGAAGCTGGCGTTACATTAGAAGTTGAATATGATTATGAACAACCAACTTATGCATACTTTGGTGATTTAGAAGCTTTAACAGAACCACGTGCTGAAGCTAAAACAGCTTTATTTATGGGTGTTGATGTATTGCCATTAATTAAAGCATTAGGTTTGTCTAATGAGCTTAATATTATTATTGTAGCCAATATGGAGGCAATTGACGAATGAACTATACTGAGTTAAGAAAGATTAATGTTAATGATCATTTGGAGAAAAAAAATGGTTTATCATATCTCTCATGGGCTTGGGCGGTCGATCAACTCTTACAACTTGATGCTGCGGCTAGTTGGGAATATAAAGAACCAGCAAAATTTGGTGAAACATTAATGGTATTTTGTTCTGTAACAGCTTTTGGTAAAACAATGACCGCGCAATTGCCAGTAATGGATTTTAGAAATAAAGCAATTATTAATCCTGATGCTATGTCAGTTAATACGGCTATGCAGCGTTGTCTTGCAAAAACTATTGCATTACATGGTATTGGTTTATATATTTATGCTGGTGAAGATGTTCCGGAGGAAGATGTGGTACAAGCACCTAAACAATCAATTACTCCTATGGCTGGTGCATTAGATAATTTTAGTGCAGCAGAAAAAGAGTTAATTCATGGAATTGCTGAAGAAATTACATTCTTTGTAAAGAATAGTGATATTGAGCAAGCAAAAGAAACCGCAGCTAATTTAGATAGTGATACTAAACTTGCTGTATGGAGTCTTTTAGATAGTAAAACACGTTCATCAATCAAGAAAGGTTAATTATGGCAGAATATCAACAACGTGACAATAGTGGTTCACTTTTTAAAAATAACCGCAAAGAAAAAGATACACATCCTGATTACATAGGTAATTGCATGGTAAATGGTAAAGAAATGCGTATGTCAGCATGGCTAAAAGATGGTAAATCAGGTAAATTTTTTAGTTTTGCATTTAGTGAACCATACGTAGGTGAAACAGCAAAAGCAAACGCATATCAATCACAAGAATTAGAGGATGATATTCCGTTCTAACGAAAATGGGCGAAAGCGCTAATTTGTCTGACTGTCAGACCATAATGTATTGTGCTCAACTTACATTAACCCAGCGTGAGTAGCCCACCACTTTTAGGAGATGAAAATGCAAGGATACGAAAGATACATTGAAAGTGATATTGTTAAACATCAAATTTGTGAATTATGCAAAGAACCAAAATTTCAAAGTGAAATAGTAAAATTAATAAATAAAGAATTAAAATCTACTAATGATATATTAAATTTTTTATATAAAAAAGAATACTTAACTAGAGAATGGCATATTGTTCCTGAGACTAAAAAGAAAGCATATAAATATATTAGTACTGGAAAAGAATATTATGTTAGATCTTTATCAGATATTATGGAAGAAATGCGTGAGCGTAATCGATTAATGCAAATTGGACGCGGTGTAAAACCAAAAGATAATATTATTCCAGGCGCAAGAGTATTTAGATTAATGGATAGGCCGCATGATTGGCAAAATCCAAAACCAAAACGCAAAACAGTAGTTTCAATCGCTTCTACATTTTCTTTATATTAGGAGAATTATATGTATTCAACATTTGGTGAACCATTAGCATTACTTAATTGCTTTATTGCTTTGAAACCACCTTCAGAAGATGCCTTAAACGCACGCTACGCTGCCGTAGAGCGCATAAAATTCGAACTTGATAGTAAGTATCGTCTGCATCCAAATAACTTCGTAAAACACGCTTCTACGGAGCTAAAATGAACGTTCAATTTAACTTTGATGATGAGTCAGCAGTCTTTGAAGTATTAGATGATTTTTTTATTGCTATGCTTAAACGTGAGCTATCAAATAGTAAAGAATATTTAGCAAGTGCTAAAGCAGGGTCATGGCTACATGAAGGTGATGAAAAAATGTATAAACGCAATATTAAAGCATGTAAAGCATTGTTAGATTATTATACATAGAGGGCAATATGGAAAATTTAGACAATAAATACTATACAACGCTAGGTAAAAACTTGGCGTTACGTTTTAACTTAAACGTCATTGAGTCTGAATGGACTGAACTTGGCAAATATGCTTGGATGGTTGCTCACTTTGTAGAAGCTGAAAGCAATCGTAATTCTATGGAGGCTAGAAATAAATGAAGATGGAACTGAAGCACATGAAAGAAATGGAGGATGGTTCAGCTATCTGTGAACTTGAGCTAGACGATGATGCTAAACGCTATTTAATTGAGAAAGGCTTTATTGAAATGTTGCAGATTGCTTTGGATAAAGACCCAGCATGGTGGACTGAAGCAGAAGAAATGAAACTAGATATAATTGCTAGTTTTGGAGAAGAAATATGACTAGCATATTCTATGAGAAATTTATAGCAGGAAAGGCTAACTAAATGATACACGCAATCATTGAATATGTTATTTGCTACGCTAGTGCCTTTGCATTGGGATTTTGTGCAGGATTAACACTAGCTTATGTTTATATAAAGTTGGCGCAGATTTGATAGCTGTTACATGTAACGCAGAAAGCCGAAAAACTCGTTACTTGCTATATCCTCTGATGTCGGCTTAACCGCCTTAAAACTATTTAATCTCGCTTTGTTCTTTTATCCATTGTTGAAGTTTTAGCAATTGCATGACATCACTTGCACAGTCTACGGGCGCAATTCCTTCGGTACTAATTGTATCGCTTTCGGTTGCGTCATTAGTTCTGCTGGTGGTTGTGGAAAGCTCGGACACTTTTGAATTACAGGAACTTGACTGCATCCACTTAATAGGATGACTAGCGTAATAAGACTTAATCGAATTGACTGCATTTGCATATTCCTTTGTCACATTGTTCGTAATATTTTGCGATTCTTTTAATTTTGCATCTTGCTCTGCCTTTGCAACAGCAGAATCATGCTCTAATTGTTGCACAAATGCTGTATAAACTACTTTCTCATGCTTGTAGCCTTCATAGTATCCAGTAAGAAAAATAATGGCTAAAACAGCACTTATTGCAATCTGTTTCCAATAAGTTTGTAAAAATATCATTTTTCACTCCAATTCTTTGCAGCAATAGCAACACCAATCGCAGCAATGCCATCAGCAAAATCTTGGAATTGTGGAGCGCCTACAAATATGAACTTACCAAGCATCTCAAATCCAGCAACAAAAGCAATCACACGATAAGCACAAATAGTTTCATTGTCACGTTCGGTTAAGATGTTTTTTATAAACTTCATCATATTGCTTTACCTGCTTGAAAATCAGCTAATGTCAGTCCGTTAGTAAATTGTAGATGTAGTTTTTCTTGAAAGGTTTTCCAACGACCAGCCCATTCTAAACCTAGCTTTTCACCAATTTCACCACATTGCGTAATAAGTTCGTCATTAGACCATGCAGGTTTGCCATTGACTAAAGGTACAAAGTCAAAAGCTACTTTCCAGTTATGAAAGGATTGACCGCCTTTAGCGTTGGTGACTTTCTTGCCTGGTGTTGTACGACCTTGAGCATATAAAGCATCTTGAGATTCTTTGTCACGATAAGTTGATGTGATAATAATGTCGATGTTTTGTTCTTTGCATTTATTAATAAACTCACTGCAAAGAGCTGCTACTTTAGGATTAAGGTCGGATAAGCTACGGCTATTTATCATTGTTTACCCTTTATCTATTCA